TTGCGTCTACAAACTCCTCGAGGTCACTGTGATTTGCATCTAGATGAATTACGCAAGCTCCGTTCTTGTACGTGCCACCGCGTCGTAAAGTCTCGTTAAGTACGCTATAGATTCGGGCGAACGATACAGGGCCGCTAGCCACAAGACCCTTTCCGTTTTCTTCGCCTCGGGGACGTAACTTAGAAAGGTGAACAGCGACTCCGGCCGCATTCCGAAGTGCGTGAGACACAAATCGCCAAGAGCGTTCAATGCCTTCGGGTCCTTCCATGCTGTCGTCGACGACAAACACGGTGCAGGACACTGGCAGTTTTGATTCAGGGTTGTCGAGCCAGGATTGGACTCGGCCGGTTCTTGCAACATAGTTAGACATCAAACGAGATCGATAAGGTTTGCTGGTTTGTAGTTAGGTCCTTTCAAGACCTTTCCGTCTTCCCGTTTGATGGGTCGGAGGTCGTCGTCGAGTTTGGACAGGTTTGATTCATGCACTCGGGTGAGTGCTTCGTCGAGGTCCCAGCCTGCAGCGGCAGCATACTGCCAGCAGACGTAGACCAGGTCGGTGAGCTCCTTGAGGCAGTGCTCGCGGGCTCGTTTGTTGGTGATCAGGTCAGCCGCCACGCTATGGGCGTCGACGAACTCTGCGAATTCTTCCTGGATCAGGCGGGCCTGGAGACAGGCTGTTGATGGTGAGAAGTGGTCAGTGGGTTGACCCATGAGGACCCGGAAAGTCCGGGCCTCCTTTTGGTGTTCAAAGGGCATCGGTTTCGATTGCTTTGCGGATGTAGGTAGCGGCTTTGATCAGGTCGTCTTGACGGGTTTCGCCGTCTTTCTTACCTGCTCGGACGACGTACTTAATGACGTTGCCCAGGAGGAAGTCGAGTTCCTTGTCGATGATGAAATCCCAGGTCTCGATGCGACCGGTGGTGTAGTGGTCGGGTGAGTACTTGCTCATTGTGGTGTGATGAGGATTGGCTGTTGGTTTTCTGCATCCCAGTCAGATGCCTGCAGGATGCGGGCTAATCTAAGATTCTTCAGTGCGTCCTCGTAAGTGAGTCCGGCTGCCTCGAAGGCGGCGACACAATTGGTCCAGTAAGTACCTTCTCGATTGTCCAGAATAAGATCAGCACGTTTAGGACCCACACCAGGACAACCGCGATAGCCATCAGTGCTGTCGCCCGTAAGGCATTGGTGATAAAGCTTGCGCTCAGCCTCCTCAGGCGTCTGGGTAAATTCACGTTTCAGGTTGTACAGACGACATGGGATTTGCTCCATGTCCTTGTCAGGTGAGACGAGGACAAAGTTGGAGACGTTACCTTGAGTGGCGACAATGCCGAGAGCATCGTCAGCTTCCAAACCAGGCTTCATAACGCTCTTCCAAGTGGACATACACCACTTCTTGAGCTTTGCGTAGCCTGCAGGCTTGCGCTTGGTGCGGTTGCCTTTGTAGGTAGGCTCCACATCCTTGCGGAAGTTCTTCTTGTCTGTCCAGAACAGGACGAGATCTTCGGTCTCGAAGCGCTCGCGCAGTTCTTTCAGGTTCTGTTTAATGATCCGTTGGCCGGTTTTGAACGAGCCGACGATGACGGTGAGGTCACTGTCGAACTCGAGCTCCTCTTCTGCAGCCTGTGCGGCCCGGTAGCAGAAGAAGTCCATGTCGACCAGGAGGGTTGGTGGATTAAGCATCGGTTGGCTGGGTGGCGGTGGTGCGGTAGAAGCGGTTATCGTTGGACCAGAAATCCTCCCAACCTTGTGGGCAGCGGCCACGGACCCAGCTGATTTCCCACTCGGCGATGTCACCCTTAGGGGTCACTGCTACAGGGAACACAGGCTCTTTGACCGTGCAGGCGTTGGCACATTTCCAAACACCCTGAGACCAGGACCGACACTTCACGTCGATCTGAAGCTGCCCCAGTGTGGGGTGGATGATAACGATGTCAGTTTGCCCAGTGCAGCCGACATTTTGAAAGACTTCGCAGCCTTTCCAATGGGCCAGAAGTTTGACGTACTGTTCAGCGATGTCACCGAGCCGGTTGGGACTAATGACAATCGGCCCAGCTGTTTCCAGTTTGGGCTTCTGAGTCGAGTTCACAGCGGAATTTGAGGTGGTGTTGGACATCCTTCATTGCGGAGGTTATGAGAAAGGTGGCCATCTCAGCCTGGTGTGGGGCGACTGAGATCTGGAGCTCGTCATGGACGAACGCCAGCGGCCAATAATCAATCTGCGCTTCATCCAGCAGCTCGTAGGAACGGAGCAGCCATTGCTTGCAGATCACGGCTCCAGCGGACTGGAGCAGGTAGTTCAGAGCTGCGTGGCTTTTACCTTGCAGCCGTATGGGTCGACCATCCAGACCTCGCAGAACCCCAGATCGTGATCGTCGGGAAACTGCATCAGAGAGCTCTGCAAAGCCAGCAAGATCACGCATGATGCGGCCACGAATCTCCTTACCCTTCTTGGCAGCTTGTGCCTTGGAAGCACCAGCAGTAAGACCGAGCTTGGTATCGCCACCACCATAAATAAGGCAGTAAGTAACTCCCTTACCACTCTTCCGATCTGTGCCATATATGCCAGCCAGGTCGGTATGAATGTCTCCATTAACCACGGTCTCAGCAAAGAGCCCGTTATCGAAAGGAGCGAGGTAGTGAGCAAGGCAGCGGAGCTCCAGGCCGGAAGCATCAGCGCCAACTTGGACGCGTTCAGCGCCAGGGCCAAATAGTGCACGGTATTCAGAGGCAGAGGGGACTTGCGCCAGATTCGGTCGCATATGGGTTTGTCTACCCGTGTTCGTGTTGAGAACGCAGGAGTGGTGAACCCGGCCGTCTCTCTCGAGCTTGAGCCAGGCGTTTTTACCTTCAGCCAGTTGGCCAAGGTGTTTCTGCAGTTCCAGGATCCGGGCGAAGGCCTTGGCCTCGTCCGTACCCAGAGCTGTCAGCGTGGGTTCATCGATCTTGGGCTTACCTGAGTCGGTAAACTCCTTCGGTTCCCAGTTGCGGAACTGTTGGAAGGCCCATGCGATGTGGTGTCTACTGGTCGGGTTGAACTCCTTAAGTTTGCACATCGCCGCGTCTTTGACATAGCCCTGGGGCTTGTTGTCGCGTCGAGGGGTGAAAGTGCCACCGTCTACAAATAAGAAGGTGGAACGCATCTGGTCTGAGAGTGCGTCGAGTTCAGTCCGCAGTTTGGACTCCAGCTGCTGAGCAGCGGTGACGTCGAAGGGGAAGCCTTCGCGTTCTTGCCACGACATGATGGTGGCTAGTCTGTGCTCGGTGTCGATGCAGTCGGCGTACTGCTCAAGCTTGGGCTCGAACATCTTTGCCACTTCCACAGACACGACTACGTCTTGAGCGCAGTACTCGAGCATCTCGGGGGTATAGGTGCTCCAGTCCCCGTCCAGCTGTTTGCCGAACTCGGACTTGTGAACGCCCAGGCGGTGTCCCCAGGCCTCGAGGCTGTGGCGTCCGTAGAGGTTGCCAGGCATGTTTGCTGGCTTGCTGCGGAAGTCACGGTCTAGGAGGTCTGTAAAGAACAGGCGGGAGAGGATCAGGGTGTCGTAGGTCTTGCCTTTGAACTCCCAGTTGGGGTGAACCTTTCGTATGGCTTCGAGGTCGTAGCCTACGATATTGTGCCCCCAGATCTCGTCCGCGTTCTTCAGCATCTGTAGGCCCCGCTTGTAGTCTTTGGGGCCAAACTTGTACTTGACACCGTCGTCCAGGTTGATCAGGACGATGCAGTGGATCTTTGTGAGATCCTGCAGGAGACCGTCAGTCTCAATGTCAAAGACTAATCTCATTTGGTGTTAAAGAGTCGTGGTTTGATGCGGCCGTAGCCCTGGCGGATCTCCAGGACGGCGTATCCGGCGTCATGTAGATGGTCGAAGATGTCCGACATCTTGAACGCTCGGATGGCGCTGATCTTCTCCTTCTTTTTCCAGCTGGGCTTTTTGTATCGCACCAGGTGGATATCAGAGGGTAACTCGGCGTCCATCTTGACAAGCTTGTCGTGGGTGGTGGACTCGATGTGGATCAGGACGTCTTTCATGTGTTGCGGTTATACCGGATGGTGTTGAGGATGTTGACCAGGTGCTCGCGGACGTTCTTGCCGCCCACGATCTTTTGCAGCTCGTGTCCGAACTCATCCACCACCAGCAGGGTGGGGTAGAGGTTCAGGTCGTAAGCTTCGACCAGCGCAGAGTGGTTCTCCTTCTGCATGATCGTCAGGTACTCGGTCAGCTGGGGCCGGATGGCGAACACGAACTCTTTGGTGAGCTCGCAGGGGCCGCAGTTTTGCTTGCAGAACAGGACGGCCCGGTGGGCGACGTCAGAAGTCGTCATAGGAAGCGGGTGATGAT